GTCCGTCGGCTAGTCGGCCGCTTTCCAAATGTACCGATACTGACTGTAGACGCGCGTCCGCGCGCCACTGTCCGCCTGATCGCTCACGTTCTTACCGTCAACGTAGGTCGCGAAGTGTCCCGTCATGCCCACGACCCAGACGCCACGCGCACCCTCGGCTTTCAAGAATTGGCCGAGTGTCTTTGCACGCGTGGCGTGGCGCTTCAATCCCGCCTCTTCGGCCGCGGGCACAAACACGGCCGCGAAGCTGGTCGCGTTGCCATGCTTGCGACCGTGGCGCGCTAGCAGCGCGTGCGCCTCACTGTAGCTTAGCGCTGTGGCCATGTGCAGCGCGCGCACTGCACAGTCGCCCGCCTCGGTCGCATGCTCCGCGCCGCGCATGCTCTTATATGATGTCAGCGCGGCAGCGTTCGCGTACTGGCCCCGCACCCCGTACTGCGCGATTGCTTGCTCTGCCCTTGCTTTGTAGTCCATGTGTCGCTCCGTGTTTGCCTTGCATCCCTATTTACGGCAGTGTGCGCCCGACCTTTAGCAAACACAAGCGCCAGCCGACGAACGGCAGGTATGCGCCATTATGGTGCACGTGCCACGCGAAACACGACCCGACGCCACTCTCGCTCACCCGTTGCCAAAATGCAACATGCACAATGCAATGCAGCAATCCTACCGCACTGCACCATTGTGCACTGTGCACTGTGCACCACGTAGGTGCATGCTGCACTGCGTCACTGTGCACCATGTCGGTGCTGCTGCGCTGCACCACTGTGCACTGTCATGGTGCATGCTGCACTGTGCCGTTAGTCAGTGCACACTAGGGGGGTGCCTGGGGGGTGCGGCCGCCGCTCGGCATGCGCAACCCGCCGACGCTGTAAAAACAAAGGGTTGGATTCCATTTTGCACACCGCATTGTGAAACGTGCAGATCGGAAAAAAGATCGGCAAAACCGGCCCCAAATAGGGTACGATCGTACCCATTTCAGTATCCCGCATTCACGGTATGTGGGGGAAAAACGACACCAAAAACGGATGGTATAGTGAGGGGCCGCTAACCGCGACAACCCTGCCCGACGCTGACGCCTGCGGGCCACGAAGCTAGGGAGAAACCCGTGTCCACGACACCTACCAAACCAGTCGAGCTACAGTCCATAGCGGACCTGGCTTCAAGCCGCCCCCCGCTCGATCCGGTTCACCAGGCAGTCGTCGACGAACGGAAGGCCGACGGCCGTGGCGTCGGACGGCCGACGAAGAAGCCCACCCGCGACGCGCTGGTGGCGCTGCAGTACAAGAAGCTCACGGGGCTCCAGCCCCACGTGTTCGCCCGCATCGAGAAGGCGCTGCTCAACGAGGACGACCCGCTCCACGAGATGGTCGTCGAGAAGCTGCTGATGCGCGTGGCGCCCGTGGCGTTCTGGGAGTCGCTGGGCAAGAGCGAGTTCAAGGAGGACGAGCAGAAGAGCGCGCCCTCCGTCACCATCATCGTGAACGGCTCGGCGGGGATCGCCACGCCGGCGGTCGACGTGGTGAGCGAGCAATGAGGGGCGTCACGTTCGTTATCAACGTCGACGTGCCCAACGAGCTCGAGCAGTGGCCCGAGGTCATCCGCGAGGCCGCCCAGGCCGAGGCCAAGCGCTTCGCCGACATGGTGGACGCGCGCGTCCTGCAGATCTACGAGGACATGGCCCACGAGCGTCGCATGGCGATCATCGGAGGGCGCCGGCGATGATTAACTACGCCGCGCTCGAGAAGGTGTGCCGCGCGCTGGACGAGGCTGAAGTTCCGCCCGGCCCGCGCTACATCTACGTCTGGGAACACCGGGCCAAGGCCCTGGTGGCCGCAGGGGTGTTGCGCGAAACAGACACTCCGGACGTGTACGAGATCGTGCGGTGAGGAACCTCTCGGCACCACCCGAGGGCTACCTGTGCCTCGGCAAACAATTCTGCTGGCCGGTCTACGGCTGGCGGCCGAATCGCTTCCAGCGGTGGGTGTGGGCCGTGTGCCTGGGCGTAACCTGGAGGCCGCATGTCTGAGATCACCGTGCCGTATGGCGGCTACGTGTGGGCCGAGGTGCTGGCCGAGGATTGCCCGGATGCGCGCGCCAAGCTCGACGAGATGATCGCGCTGCACATGCTCGAGAACGACTTCATCGGGATCAATGAGCCCGAGTATGCCCTGTCGATCGAGCGGCTGTCGGCGTGCGCGAAGATGCACTACGTGAAGGGTGCCGACTGGCGCGCTGCCCTCGGTGAGTGACGTCACCCTACAATTTGACTTGCACCCGGCACAGAGCCAGGTGTTCAACTGCCCGGCCCGCTTTATCGTAGCGGTGGCTGGGCGTCGGTTTGGGAAGTCGTGGCTCGCCGTGGTGCGCGCCCTGACCTCCGCGTGCGACGCCAGGAACGAGCAGAAGATGCCCGTGTTCCTGATCGCCCCGACCTACCCGTCGGCGCGCACGATCTACTGGAAGCGCCTGCACGACATGGCCGGCGCGCTGATCGTGAACTCGAACGTGAACCTCGGCATCATCGAGCTGTTCAACGGGGTCGAGATCCACATCAAGGGCGCCGACCGGCCTGACTCGCTGCGCGGCGTGGGCCTCTGGGACGTGGTGATCGACGAGTACGCGGACCAGAAGCCGGAGATCTGGGAGCTGATTATCCGCCCGGCGCTGTCCGACGCGGCGCGCTTCGGCGGCGGTCGAGCTCTCTTCATCGGGACGCCGAAGGGTCGGAACCACTTCTACGGCATCGCGCAGAAGGCGATCGAGAACGCGGACGGGGAGTGGCAGTTCTTCACTTTCACCACGGCCGAGAACCCGTTCATCTCCGAGAAGGAGATCAAGTCCGCGATCAACTCGCTGAGTTCCGCGGCCTTCCGCCAGGAGTACATGGCGAGCTTCGAGTCGCAGGGCGGCTCGACGTTCAAGCCGGAGTGGTTCAAGCAGCAGAAGGAGCCGCACGAGGGCCGCTACTACATCGCGGTCGACCTGGCGGGCTTCGCCGAGGAAGAGAAGGCGCGGATGGTGTCATCGCTGCGCCGCGACGAGACGGCCATCGCCGTGGTCAAGGTCAATGGCAGCAAGTGGCATGTCTCAAAAATGATACACGGCCGCTGGTCCGTTCGCGAGACGGCCCTTCGGATAGCTCGCGCGGTGCACCAGTACAAGCCAGCGGCCTTTGGCATCGAGCAAGGTTCACTGCGCAAAGCGGTCGAGCCCTACCTCCGCGAGGAGATGCAGCGGCTCAACGCGATGGTGCCGATCGGCGAGCTGCGCCACGGCAACCAGCTCAAGACCGACCGGATCATCTGGGCCCTGGCGGGCCGCTTCGAGCACGGCAACGTGGCATTTGAAGAGGGCGCCGAGTGGGTGCCCTGGCTGCAGGACCAGCTGCTGCAGTTCCCCTCGACCACTGTGCACGATGACGGGCCCGACGTGCTGGCCTACATCGCGCAGCTGGCCGAGGAAGCAGTGTGGCAGGGCCTCGAACAAGACGACTCACAGAGCAGTTTCATCGTAATCGACAGGGACACCGGGTACTGACATGGATTTCGGACCAATCGCCAAGCTCTTCGGCTTCGGGTCAGCTCCGGCTAACCAGAACCCAGACGCCTGGAAAGTTCCAGCGCGCCAGGTGGCTCCGGCCGGCTTCAACCCGAATGCCCGCGCACTGCAGATCGACGGGGCCGTTGGTGGCACTGCCCCCGCGCCAGCCGCGGCCCCGGGCCGCATGACCCCCGAACAAGCCGCTGACTGGCAAGCCGTCGGCCTCGGCCAAATGAAACTCGGCGAGTTCCGTGCCAAGCACGGCTTCCTGCCGCAGTAAAGGCATTCACATGGCAAAACGGAAACCCGCAGTCGTCGAAGGCAGCCAGGCCGAGATCCTCAACGAGGGTCCGGACCTTGACGCCGAAGAGGGCCAGGAGCAGGACAAGTACCAGCCGCTGGTCGAGTGGGTCCTGGAGCGGGTCAACTCGTTCACGGCGTGGCGCGACAGCAACTACTCGTCCAAGTGGGACGAGTGGGAGCGGCTATGGCGCGGGATTTTCAGCGAAAGCGAGCGCTTGCGGCAGACCGAGCGGTCGACGATCGTCAATCCGGCGCTGTCGGAGGCTGTCGAGAACGCGGCCGCCGAGCTCGAGGAGGCCGTGTTCGGCCGCGGCGCGGACTATTTTGACCTGGGCAGCCCCGAGAAAGAGGTTGAGCAGCCCACGCCAGCGCCGATGCCCCAGGCAATCGCTGGCGCTTTCCCGATGGCGCCCCAGCCAGCTGGCGCGCCGCCGATGCCGCTGCCCGGCATGGCCGGCGTCAGCGCCGCGAACCCGTTCGAGGGCCTGTCCGCCACGGTCGACCCCGCCGCCGAGCTCGACAAAGTGCGCTCGCGCCTCAAAGAGGACCTGGCGCACACCGACTTCGCGGCCGAAACGGTCAAGGCGATCCTGTACGCGGCCGTGTTCGGGTCGGGTTTCGGTGAAATCGTGCTCGAGGACATCGCCCTGCGCCAGCCGAGCGTCGGCCCGGGCGGCCTGGTGGTGTCGGACACGAAGAAATACACCTGCGGCAAGCTCCGCGCGCTGAATCCGCGCAACTGCGCATGGGATCCGAACGCCGAAACCCTCGAAAAGGGCCTCGGATTCGCGGTCATCGAGAAAGTCTCCAAGCACCTCATCCTCCAGGCCCAGAAATCGGGCGAATTTCGCAAGGACATCGAGCTTTGCGAGGCCCCGCCGGCGGATGCGAACGACTTGCACGTCGACAAAGAGGGCGGGGACAGCGAATACGACAGTTTCAACGCGAAACAGATCAAGTGGTTCGGCCTGGTGCCGAAATCGCTGCTTTTCCCGAAGGATGGCGAGGCTCCGGAGGCCGTTGACGGCGAC